TGTTACCGAGTTCTTCTGATATCATAGGTATATCTGCTCTTTTATCTTTTCCAATTAAAGGAGCATATCTATCATTATAAGCCTCTATACCATGTATCTTTATATATTTTTCTTTTAACTTTTCATTCAAAGCTCTTGCGTATGTTGATCTAAAAGGAGCAAACCCATATAAATAATTAGCGTGGTGATCTGCCATTTCTTTTGCAAGAGAAGGTTGTATCTTTTCGAGTTCTTCTTCTATTGTTGTGTTAGTGAGTGCTCCTTTTAAAATTGGATATATGTGTTTTCCCATTATTTGAAGCCCGTTTGGAATTGATCCTACAAATCTAGGAAACTCCATGAGTTGTCTACCTGCTTCTCTGTAAAACTCACCTGTAGAGAAATGATTTATTAACAATTCTATTAATTTAGGATCCTTTATATCATCTTTTATTTTCTCAAATAAATTTTGTCTATTTAATTGATAGTTTTCTAATTGCCTTTGATCTCGCATAGTTAGATGTTGAAATGTCCCATCAACTGGCAATTTAGATGTATCTTCAAATTCTGGTATTGTTGATTGGTATGTTTCTGCTATTGCTAATGTTTCATCTATCTTTTTTTCTATCATTGCATTTATATCATTACCTGTATTGATAGCATCGATCATGTCTTTAGTTACTTCAAAACTTTTACCACCCCCCATATTTATAACTACAGGACTCCTATTTTCTAGTATTTCCTCTTTTGTAGGGTTTACTGGTTTAACAGCCTGTGTTACAGCTTTTTTTAAATATACCTGTGGTATGTTTGCTGTAGGTGAGTTTTCATCATTACTAGCATAAACAGCAGAATAATCATTGTTCGTTGGATCTTTTGTTTTTTCATTTTTTGCTTGTCTATCCATAGCAACAACAAATTGATCTTTTGTCATATTTCCATATTTTTTTGGATACAACTTTTTATACGCTTCAAAATTTGTATTTATAAAAGGCGTGTATTCTTTTTCTTTTTCAACC